AACCAATGTGGTATTAAATCGTCCTGTATTAGAATCTAGTGGAACTTATACATTATTAGTAGGTAATAATGTTCAATTTTATGTTATCTGTACACAAATTCCAGATTATAAAATTAGTCCCGGTGGTATTGTTACTTGGGATAAACCATTTATATTTGTAGAGAGTTTACCAACACCATGACCACTGCCTTAAATTTAGCACCTTATGTTGGCATACAACAAGCAACTTTTATTCGTATGGTTTTCACACAAAATGGAAGCCAGGTTGTAGTGCGTGTAAGCAATCATTCAACTCCATTTAGTATTACTGAAAGTGATGGTCAAAGTTATAGTTATCCTGCTGTAGGCACATTGTTGGGTGTTACTCAAATTGCCAATGAACTTAAATCCAGCCAAGCTGATGTAACTATTTCACTATCAGGGATACCTGCACAATATATGAGTGATATTGTATCCAATCCAATTAAAGCGGCTCCAGTAGAAATACGCAAGGTATTTTTTGATACTAGTGGAAATTTCTTAAACATTGCTGGAAATCCAATATTAGAATTTGTTGGTGTTGTTAGTAATTTCTCTATTGATGAAAAGTGGACAAATTATTCAAGTCAAACAGTAACCAGCACAATTAATTTAACTTGTGCAAGTACCTTAGCGGTATTAAGCAAACAAGAAGCAGGACGCAGAACCAATCAAGCAGATCAAAACTATTGGTTCCCAGGAGATAATGCAATGAATCGTGTGGCATCATTAACAGATGCGGTATGGGACTTTGGTGGAACAGCACCTGTGAGTACAATAAATTCAACTACCGGTCAGGTAGTACAGGCATAAGGAAAAGATATGGGTTGGTTAGATGCAATAGGATCAATTTTTTCTTGGGCCGAAAACTCAAGCCTAGTAGGAAGTCTAGTCCGTGTTGCCGCGGCATTTGGACTAATGCGATTTATTAATGGTCTTACAAATAAAAATACTACTACAACAGTTCCAGATAATCGTATTCAAATCCAACCTGCAACAGATAATAAAATTCCTGTTGCATATGGTGCTAGTTATCTTGGTGGAACAATTTTTGATATACAATTAACCAATAATAATTTAAGTTTATGGACAGCCATAGCCTTATGTGAAACTACAGGTAATTTATATTCAACAGGTGCCGCTAGTCAAATATATATTGATGCAATTTATTTAGATAATAAACTTATTACCTTTGCTAGTGACGGTACTACTGTAGACCATACTACAGATGATACTGGGGTTATAGATTATAGGGCACAAAATGATTTAGGTATCTACTTGTACCAAGGTAATAGTAGTAGCCCCATGTTGCCAGTACAACCTGGTACTACAACTCCTATTTCCGGTACTGTACCATCAGCGGCTTATAGTATTATGCCTGGATGGAATAATACTTACATGGCGGAAAATATTGTTTTTGCCATTGTTAAATTAAATTATGATCAAAGTAAAGGTATTAGTACAATTCCTAACTTAAAATTTCATGTGGTAAACACCATGAGTTTGCCTGGAGATTGTTTGTACGATTATATGACTAATGATCTTTATGGTGCAAGTATTAATCCTAATTTAATTAATACTTCAAGCATTACTGCATTGAATACCTATAGTGCCCAATCAGTAACTTATGGTAATTTCCCTGCACAACAAAGATATGCTGTTAATGGCCTTGTTTCGACAAATAATAAAGTTCTTGATAACATGGACAAATTGGCCGCTACAGCTGGTAGTTATATTACCTATGATGTAGCCAGCGGCAAATGGAGTGTATTAATTCAACAGGCTGTTAGCCAATCATTTACATTTAGTGATCATAATATTATTGGTCAAGTTAATGCTACAGGTACAGCATTAGACAGTTATTACAATAGTGTTGAAGTACAATTCCCTTATGCATATTATAGAGATCAAAACAATTACATTCGTATTGATTTACCTAGTGCTGATTTAGATTATAATGAACCTGTTAATGTTCTTAAACTTCAACATGATTTTATTAATAATCAAGTTCAAGCGGCTATTGTAGGAAATATTATTCTTCGTCAAAGTAGAGAAGATCTAGCCGTAGAATTTAAGACAGATTTTTCCAGTTATAATTTACAAATTGGAGATGTATTTGGATTAACCAATGCAACTTATGGATTTACTAATCGTCAATTTAGAGTTATTAAATTAGTTAAAAATGAAGATGACCGAGGTGAATTAACTATAACTGTAACTGGTCTAAGTTATAATCCAGATGTTTATACTGTTGATACCATTGATCAATTTACTCCATTATTAGGAACAAGTAGTAATCCTAATTTGGCGGCAATCGGAACTCCAATTGCACCTACAGTAGCAAGTTCAACAATTTCAAGCCAACCAAGTATTACAATTACAGCTACGGTACCTAGTGGTGTTGTTACAGATATGGAATTTTGGGCATCAAGCGATAGTGTAAATTATGTGTTCCAAGGTTCTACTCGTAGTGCCAATAGCGGACCATTTACTACCGGTTCAACAACAAGTTTTAAGACTGTTGAATTACAAACAGCCACTTGGTATTTCAAAGTTCGTGCAGGTAATCAACAAGGTACAAGTAAATTTAGTCCAGCGAGTGCAGGCCTACCATTTACCTATGTACAAGCACCAGATGTTCTTCCATATAATGCCAGTGTAGTAGATAGTAGTGGCAATAGTCTTTTAAGTAGCACAGGTGCCAAATTAGCGATGGGTGCATTGGCCTTTTATGTTGCTGGTAAAATCAATTGGGGCGATATAGCTAGTAAAACTGCCGATCAATTGGCTAGTTTATTTGGCATTAGTCCAGATACTGTTGCCACTGTTAAATCAGCTGTCAATAGTACTTTTAATGGAAGTGTTAAAGCCGGTACAGGTATTGAAGTTAGTAATGATGGTACAGTTAGTCTAGATCCAACATATATTAATAATCAATCATCTGCAACTTGTAATTTAACTTTTGGTACATTCTTTCCCGGTGATTTATCTACTTCAGATAGTACTATTCCTGTGGCTAATTCAAGTTCTGATAGAGCTCCACATGATGGTAACTATTGGTTTAGAATTACAGGAAGTTATACCAATGCGGCTTATACTGTAGGTTCTGGTAGTGCTAAAATTTATAAAACAGATGGAACTTTAGTAAAATCCATCAGTGGTAGTAGTATTACTATTACAAATGGCAACCAAGTAAATTTATCATTTGGTTCTGTAGATATTAATACTGATTATTATATTCTATTAGACAAAAATGTTGTAACAGATGGCACTTGTCAAAGTCCTGCAATTAATGATCCCTATAGTTGGAATTTTCATACAGCAGATCCACAAGATGCTGTAACTCCAACTCCTCCAGTAGTTTATCAACATCGTGTTTGTCCTCCTGTTAAAATTACAGGATTAAGAACATATTTGTTTTCATATTACAAAATTAATCCACCAGGATTCAAACCAGGAATATATTCAGGACAAGTTAAATTATCACCAGATAATAAACGAGTTGATCCTGAATCGGATATTGGTATTGTATTCAACCAAGCTATTAATTTGACAAATGTAGGAACAATAACTATTAACAGTTCAAGTGGAGTATTTCAAACATTTGATCTAAGTAAGACATTTACCAATAATAAAACAGCTGATAGCAATTTATTATGGGCCAATACCGAATATAATGGTAAAAATCCACCTACATATGATAATGGAATTTTATGGATTAATCCAACTCAAGATATGACCCCAGGAACAACTTATTGGATTACAATGACCAGTAATTGTGTAATCAACAGTTGTAATACTGGTGGCAATGCTCAAGTAGCAGATTCAACAACTTTAACATGGACTGTAGACAATGGCACTAACTTTAAGTTATAATGCAATTAATATTAACCCTAATGGTTATACACCGATAATCCCAAGTATTAACAGTCTCGGTTTGACTCTTAATTTGGATCGTGATTCTTTAGTTAATCCTTCAGGAACAATAACTATCTATGATAGCAATAATAATTTATTAGCTACTATACACGGGAGTGATCCTGAAATATCAATAGGTAGACAATCATGACCCGTTTAGTTTTCAAAAGTAATCTTAGTTCTACAAGTAGTATCAGTTGTAATCTTGTTTATGCAACTAATATTAGTCTTGCACCAACTACACTATCTTCAACTTTTACCTGTGAATACCAACAAGGTATGACAGTTAATGTTTTTATTGAATCATTAAGAATTCCATGGCAATCAAATTCAACTTATTCAATTGTTGTAAATTCAGGATTTTTTACTGATTTATTAGGTAATAGTAGTCCTAGTCAAACAATATTATATACTACTGGCACCGGACCTCAAGATGCAGGTCATTTCTTAGGTTCAAATTCTGGATTAGATGCCAATGATAATACATATTTTGGATTTTACTTTGACCGCAATGTATTCAAAGGAACTTCTAATACTGCATTGGTAAGTCTTTTTTATAATAACAATGGTGTTGGAGTTTTATTAAACACATGGACAAATAGTCAAGCTAGTTTTTATCCAACAACATCAAGTAATGCATTTTCAATTAATATAACAGGATATTTGCAAGCTAATACAAATTATTTCTTTACTATAGATAGTAGCTTTATTAAAGATGTAGATGGATTAGGTAATAGTCCTATAGGTGGTTTAACATTTACCACAGCATCAGAACCAACATTCTTTGATTTATCCGCTCAAATATTATGTAATAGTTCAATATCTACTACTGCTAATCGTATTTTAGCATCTGATAAACTAATATATCTTAATGGTAATGCAACTTCTTATGTAGAAGATACATTATCACCTGTGATTAATTATCCATACATTACCGATCCAAATTATAATGGTAATGGTACATATACTGTTACTGTTACTGCAACTGATTCTAATGCATTAATTTCATTAAAACCTACAAGTCAGGCTAATAATTGGACTTTTAATTCATCTACCAGTACTCTTACCATGGCAGATAATAAAACTAATATTAATTTAATGTTAGGTAGTCTAGTCATGTTAACTAAAGTAGATTATGAAGGATATTTTAATTTAACTTATAGTGTTACAAGTCCTACTAATGGATCAGATTCAAAATCTCAACAGGTAAATCGCGGAACACCTTATGATACACAAGTAACAGGTATTCCAAGTTCTGTAAGTTATACACAAAATACAGTATCTACTGCATTTCAAACTATTCAAGTAAGTGATTTTGATACAGCCACTGGACTAACATGGACTGTACAATTTTCAACATTGAATATAGGTCAATTCCAATCTAATTCAATATCTGCTACTACATTTTGGAGATACACAGGAACTAAAAGTCAAGTTAATGCAGAATTGGCATCATTAATATTTTCTCCTAATTTAGATACTACTTCCAGTCAAACTATAACATATACACAATCTAAATCTGATAAATCTGGAACTCAAATTAGTCAAACTATTCCTATGACTGGAATACCAAAGGCTAAAACTACAACTTATTATGTTTATACTTCTACAACTTTTCCACCACAATTTGGAGGATATAGATTTATTCCTAGTCTAGCTCAAATTAACTATGGTACAATTGATATTTTATTAATTGGTGCTGGCGGTGGAGCAAGTAAGGATCCTAATTATTTTGGAAATTTGCAATCTAGTGGTTATACAGGATTTGAAGGCGGTGGCGCTGGCCAAGTTATTGAACAATTAAATGTCAAACTAACTCAACAAACATATAATCTTGGAATATTCAGTGGAGGTAGTATTGGTACTAATGGTGGTAATACCACAGGATTTGGATTTACTGCTTATGGCGGTCAAGTTGGTACTAATGGTAATCAAATAACAACAGGTCATGGTGGAACATCTGGTTCTAGTTATTCTGGTGGAAATGGTGCTAGTTTTTATAATTTTAGCCAATACAGCTATGCAGGTGGAGGTGGAGGTGGACAAACTAGTGTTGGACAAAATGCTAATACTAGCAATGGACAAGGCGGTCTTGGAGGATCTGGAGTAACTTCTGTTATATTAACTGGAT